AACGCGCCCGCTTCTCTATCAACATCAGTAGCAATTGACGCGCCCATCAATACAGGCATACCCCAAACTGGCGACTGTGGGTTAGGCATTCTAATCTGTATCATGTCTGCTGTGGGAATATCTGCCTTACCTGATTCGCCGTTGTAGCTATAGTTATCAACAAGGTTAATATTGCCGCGGTGTATTTTTACTCGGTCGGTTTCTATTTGCCATAGTTGCACCGGCTTATTTGCCGAGCCTGCTCTAACCTCAGTCATAAAGCAATTTCCGGTTAAGTCTAAAGTCTGGCTTAGTGAGTACATAAACTCATACAGGCTTTGATCCGAATTAGGGCGTTTTAATAATCTTGATAGCGGATGATCATCAGGTGCTTCATTGTCACCGATTTTTACATACCACGGTACGCTTGCAATCAACTTAGCACGCTTTTCGACACACGCATATACAACGGCGCTTGATTGATAGCCTTCCGTAACAGCTTTTTTTGCATCCCAATTGTTTTGACCTTGGCCGTATAATCGCCAGTTAGCCGTAAGCTGTGGCAACGTAAAAGACTTTAATTCAAAAGGGTATGATTCGACCTTTGTATCAAGTTTGATTTTCTTCTTAAACAGTCCGAACATTAACCTTGCCCCTTTTAATTGCTTTGTAAGCGCCTTTAGTACATTCGCCTAGTGTCTTAGTACGTGCGTTAGTAAAGCGGTGGTTAACAAGTTCAAGCCCTTCTGTTGCGTTTCGGGCCTTCTTTCGCATCGCTCGTAATTCTGATTTTCTACCCATTATTAGCACGCCATTATAAAGTTAGTTTGTTTAATTAACGGCTGTAATGCGTATCGTATGCCGTCCATATGATGATTATTATCGTCTACAATTGTTGGTAGTATATCGCCTGTAATACGGTCAACCTTGTAGCTGTAAAGCCTAAACTCTTCTATTGTGAGCTCACATCTCGGATGCACAATTATATTTTTGTAACTACGCATATGCTGCACACCATCTTCAACACTGCCGGCCCATTTCTTGACTGATTGTATATTAGGTAATCCATTGCGCTTTAAATAACTAATCGATTCTGGCCTTGCACAATCCGCGCGAATCACATAATTTTCAATGCCTGGTATATTGGATTTTATAAAGTGGCTTGTGTCGTCAAGCTCTAACCCTACTTTGTTCGCCTCATGGCTTATGTATAAATTACCGTTGGCCACATAACATCGGTTGGCGGTTGTCGGGTCTTGGCTGAACCCAAAGTCCATCCCATGCAACACTTGCCAGTCTTGGCTTGGTTCAAAGCTTTCAATCTTAACTTTACCCGCAAACACTTGCGCTTCACTGTTAGTAAGATACGCGCCTTCCCAAATCCATGCGTACATATTCGCGTCCATGCGCTCTTGTGCTGTAATACGCTGCTCTTTTAAAACTTCTGGCAGCATAGGGTTATCGTAATGATTCATCTGCACAAAGTGAGCGCGCGGGCTAACTTGCTTTCTGCATATACGGTCGGCTGTGCTGTTCTCAACTTTGGGATTGTATATAATCCAAATCTCAGAGCGCGGCGCTCTTACCGTAGGCTCTAAATCTATCCAGCTATGCGCGGGCATATCTTCGGCCTCTTCAATAATGCAAAGGTCTATCTGCGCCATTGATTTAATGCTTGATATGTTGTGCCTAAGCCCTTTAAATACAAACTCGGTGCCATTCTTGCCACGTATAAAACTTTCGCCAACTTCATAATGAGCATTTAACCAGGGTAATGATTTAATCGCATTGGCAAGCTCTGCAAACATTGATTCTTTTATGCTTACCTGCAGTTCTCTTGTACACAATATACGCATAGGCTCACAATAACCCCATACCGCCGCCATGAGCGCAAACGAGTAACTTTTGCCGCTACCTCGTCCACCATATGCCCCGCGAAATCTTAACGCGCCTCTTGGCTTGGCGAATACTGGTATTAGCTTAGGTGGTAGTCTTATCTGCGCTACTGTCATCTAGTGCCACTATTTGTATTTTCGTTATAGTTTCGCCGCCGCTAGTTAGGTCGCTGTCCACTTTATCATGATACCCATGACGCGCTAACATAAGCTTAGTTATAGCATAATTGTACTTGCTACTTAACCCGCCGTTGATTAGTTTTAGCTCTTGCTCGGCGCTCATTTCTTCCATGATGTCATTAAACGGCGGGTGAACTTTGCGCCATGCGTTAAGCGTTGCCCGACAGCATTTTAAGTATCTTGCGAGCCCTGCCGTAGTTGGCACCTCTTGTCCTAGCTCTGCGTATAGACCGCCCACGTAATGCACCGCATTGCTTAGCGTATCAGCGTTGTAAGTCGTTACAAATCCCGCGTACCCTTTGTTTACTACTGCCATATTAACACCCCTGCACCACTTTAATTCCTACATCAAAACAACGTGACCGAGTAGCCGTGTTCACTGTAATCTTAACCACCGATAAGCCTACCGCATCACCGCTTGCAATAAAGTTTACACCTGTAGCGTCGTTTGTGGTCGCGCTAACAGTCAGTAATGCATCAGTAACTATACTAGACGTTGATATTGCTTCATCACCTAGCCACAGCGATACTTCAGCTTTAAAAGCATCGGCTTTATTTACCTGCGCGCGTCTTTCGATTACGTCCATTAGCTAGCTCTTACAGTCACAATTAAGCTGTTAACATTTGACTTTTCGCCCGCGATAAAGTTAGTCGTCGATACGATAAGGTCAGCACCCGAACCCGACACGCCAAGCGTTAAGGTATAAACCTTAGTGCCTTTGGTTAATGTCGCACTTGTCGCAGTTTGTGAGCCTGTGCCGGTTATTGTTTCTTCATCAATATCCGCCGCCGTAGCTAGTGCGTCGTTACCGCTATTTGTTGACGTCCACGAAGGCACTGTGTGAGTCGCAACCGCCGTTGCACCCGCGAGTATTACCAGTGTACTTGTTGCGAAGTCTGCGCCGAAGTCTTGCGCTCGCTTTAGTGTTGCTGCTGCATTTGCATTTGCCATTGTATTTTCCTAGTGTAAGTAAATCAGACTTTCGCCCGCGCTTAATTGAATTGAGTTATTACCCGCCGATAAAAATATTATACCATTATTTTGCACATTAATGACAACACCGCTTATTGATACTGCACCCAATACCGTAATGCCGGGTAATTCGAAACCGCCTGAGCTTATCGGCTGTGGCAATGTTACGCTACCTGAACCGCTAAATGTAAAGCTTGGTAAGTCAAAACCACCGCTAATAATTGGCTGTGGTATGCCTGGCGATAATGAGCCTGTAATGTCGAACGCGGGCAGTGTGAACGCGCCGCTTATTGCAGGTTGTGGTAATGATGCAGATTGCGACGCGCTAAACTCAAACGGTGCAAGGCTGAACGATGCGCTCGACTCTACTACATTGGCTGGCACCGACGCGCTTATATCGCCGCTTACTGTAAATGATGGTAGCTCAAACGATGCGGTTGATATTGGTTGCGGCAAAGTAGCAGTTTGTGAGCCGCTAAAGTCTAGTGCGTTGAAACTAATTGCGGCGCTTGATGTGGGTTGTGGTAATGATGCTGATTGATTGCCTGCGATTGTAAATTCTGGCAAGTCAAATGCAACTGTTGATTCTGGCTGCGGTAGCGTTGCGCTTGCATCGCCTGCGAATTCAAAAGGTGCAAAGCTTATTGTTGCGTCGCTTGTTACTTCTCCCCCGCCTGTACCGTCATCGTATAATACCCATTGGGAGTTGTTGGGGGGGAAGTTTATTAATGTACCGTTATTATTACCTACTGAATCCGTAAGTACTGCACCTGTGCCATTGCTTAAAGTAGGGTCATAATTATTTATTAAAGTGCCGTTTTTAGTTACTGCGAATTTATATAGTTTTGCATTGCTTGTAGGGAAATTGATATTTGTTCCCCCAATCATACCAATTTCAAAAGTTGCTGTATCCCCTGTAAATCCACCCGACTGAGTTACACCGTCTATAATTAAATCTAATACGCCATTTGTACGAGTAAATGTATAGTTGTCAATTGTGGATATATCAAGACCAGTAAACCACTCTCTGTCGTTTCCTGAGGCGTCAGTTAATCTTACACGCCCACCGCCAAAAATTAACGTCCTGCTATTAAGATTAGACTCAGGCCCAAACCCGCCAAATGCCCTAAGAAAATTAACATTA